GGTGCCTCAACTACAGGTGCCTCAACTTGTGCAGCAATCTCATCTACTTTGATTTGTTGGGGCTCTACCAATGGGGCTACTTCTACTTTAGCTTCTTCCACTGGGGCTACTATCACAGCCTTGTCTTGGACAATGGCAACTTTCGTCTTAGCTCTCTTAGCTACAGCAGTTCGAGACCGTCCCTCAGAAGCTTTCTTGGCATTCTCAGTGTTCTTTTTGACTTCCGCATCGGTCTCCACTTCCTCTTCTACTAATACTTCACCCTCCAATTCGGCCTCTTCAGCACGTTGCATCTTGATAGCTGAAGCCGACATAGGCTGAGATACTGCGCCTTCTATCACTGATGCAATAGCATTCTGAAGTCTAGCACTACTTAGGATTAGCTCTTCTAGTACGCTTTTCTTGATGATTAGTTGTGTACCTGATTTGTTTGTCTGTGCGGCCATGTTAGGCTCCTTTTTTAGTTTTAATGTGTTGTGGCATAACTTTATTTATCACTACTGTTTTCTCTAGTGCTCGGCGCAAGACATATTCATCAATGGAATTATGGATAGTTAGTATGTCAACTTCCAATGGTGCCATTGAATCATCTCGTATAATACCTCGATCACTCGCCTGTTCAATTGTTCCAGGGATCCAACTTGCTTCTAGCATTATTACTCTATCTGCTCTTGACAGCGTGACACCCTCACTCGCAGCCTGTATGTTACAGATTATGAGATTAGTTTCACCACTCTGAAATGAGTCGATGGATTTTAATGTTCTAGTGGCAGATTGGCCACCTACTATCTTAACAGGGTTGTACTCTTGCAGTGACTCTTCAAGTATAGATGCCACTGCCTTGTGGTGAACAAAGACAATGAGTGCTTCTCCCATAGATAGGAGGCATGCAATATCATCTTTGTACATCTCAGCTTTCTTCTCCCCTTGCATTCTAAGTATCTCAGCTAGCCCATCAAAACCTTCAGGGCTTGCTTCTGATACTATGTCTTCAAGGCTAAATTGTTTTTCTCTCTCATCAACCGGCAAGTCAAGAGCTTTAACCGTCATTACTTTCTTACGATACCCACCTATCTCTTCACGATCCATTACAATCATGTGAGGGTCAAGTAGTTCTCTTAGCTCAGCTTCATTGGAAGAGCCCCTAACGTCCCACTGGCCAAAGTAGTTCTGATACGCATTGGCATACTTCTTAGCAAATGCAAACCAAGATAATTCAGTGGCACCAGTAGCACTGAGGATAGGCCAAATCTCAATAGGTCGATTAGGGATTGGAGTCCCTGAAAGGCATAATACCTTCTCAGCGTTCTTTATAAACTCAGTGGCTATGATAGTCCTCTTAGCCTCCGGGGTCTTTAACCTGTGAGCCTCATCAAAGATGATTGACTTAGGTTTGAAGTCAATGTCCGATAGTGAGTCATAGCTTGTGATAACCACGTCAAGACCTATGCAAGACGTTTTATGCAGAGTCTTAAACTGCTTGGACTCAAGAGTACCAGTCTTAGGGTGGTTTCTCACATACTCCACATAGATATCATCTTCAGTTGCTACCTTCTTAACTACATCCACTTCAGTATCAGCCCATAGTTTCATCTCCCTCGCCCAAATCTTAGAGATAGCAGCAGGACAGACAATAAGTAATGGCCTTGGATAGTCAATAGACAATCTGCAAGCCACTGGTGTCTTACCGGTTCTCATCTTCATAGCGAGAATGGTAAAGTCCATAGGCTTTGCGAGGTCATAGGCTACTTGCTGATGTGGATATAGTTGCATAGGTTATCTCAAGCCCCATTTACTCAATTCACGTACCACTTCATACCTTCTTTTAACTGGGATGTCTCTTGCTCCACACATGAACTGGGATAGCTTGTTGCCCATACCTAGACCCATGCTTAAGCCCCTAACATTTACGAATGAGTTCTTAATGAAGTGCTTGATCTCATCATCAGTGTAAGACTCGAACCTTGGTTGTATAGGATACTCTAGTAGGAACATCTCTACCTGCATCTCATCTTTCTTTTGAACTGTACGCCCTCTTGTGTAGGAAGACAGAGCCTTAACATCCATGCCTAGCATGTGCCCGACTTTTGTCCATTTGATGTTCTTGCCATGTTTCTTATTCCAAGACATTAGCTTATCTGTGATTTCACTCATTATTCAAAGTCCACCCATACTGTGATAATGCTTAGGGGGACTACAAAAACGCTTATGCTTCTCACTACTTCTTCACCGTACGGGGCTTCAAAGTCTGCTTTAGCCAGTTTGTATGCATTACCTGCCCAACTTGCCGGTACTACCAACAGCACTGCTAGTGCAAAAATGATTTTAATCCATGTCATATTGTATTCCTTTTGTTTAGTCTTAAAATTAATGACCCCACAATAGTCAAAAACAATCCGAAATGACTAATTAAGAATAGAGGCGGGTGCTCAAGTTATGTTAGAGCCACCCGACTACTGTGAGGTCTTATACACAATTTATATTAAGTAATCAAAAGTGTCAAGCTTTTTTATTACTTTTTTATTTTTCTTTATCTTCCTCCCACTCTTCATCATAAGCAGATCCGTTATCTTCGTCATGCAAAGTGGCTCGACCTAAGCTCATTATAGTAGCCACTACACCATCTATTTTATTCTCTACCCTGGTTTTCCTAGGATAGATGTTGTCCTTGGCATCATAGTGGCAGACAGTGTTGGATACGTTCCACCGCATGCAGGGATTACCTGAATGTACCATTTTCTGTGATGCTATTAGTGCATCAAAAGACTTCATAGGCTCCGACATTGTAGCTACAGTGTTCCTATACTCAATGGGTTCTAGTCCTGCCTTCTGCATGTTCTGTGCCATTTGGGTAGATTGCCAGGGATCAAATGCTATCTCTTCTATCTCAAACTTCTTACAGTTCCTTATCACATCCTCCTCAATAGTTGCAAAATCTGTCACGTTACCTGGGGTAGCTTTGATATATCCATCATGAGCCCACCCTAAGTATTGAGAGTTCTCACCCTGCTCTGCCGCCTCTTGAGGTAAGTAGAATTGGGTAAACAACATGTACTTCATATCAAAAGGTATTTTAAGTATCTCACATGCACTGTCATCAAGGGTGAATAGATACGCTACAGCAGCCAAATCCTTCTTAGACGCAAGGTCAATACCAATGAAGCACTCAGTAAATAGCCCTTCCATGTCGTCCATCTTGACATGTGGCATAGATGCTTCGTCCCATTTGTTCATGTCCATCCATACTGAGTCAGCGTTCATCCACTGATTGAGATGCTTTGTTCTAAAGTTATTTTGAAAACTTGGGATAGTCATAGCTTTCTTCGCTAGTTGCTCTACTATTTCAGGTCTAACTGCTGTGCCCCAACAAGGATTAGCCTTCTGCCATGCTTCCGGTTGAGTCCAGTCGTCCCAGGGGTCTAGGGTGTACATGACACCAAACACTGAGTCATCATCTACTTTACCTAGTAGTACAGACTCCATGTAAGTGCGTTCTTCGTAACATACGCCACCAGTGTCGAACCCTGCCGTCGTGATCATCCATATCATAGACTGAAGACGTTTACCTATACCTGTTACAAGCACGTCATATACTTCACGTGTTTTGTGCGCATGGAGTTCATCAATGATACCAATGTGAATGTTCAATCCATCTAAGTGATTACCTTCAGTTGATAGAGGTCGGAAGAAAGAACCCGTTGAAGAATGCTCCATGTGATGAGCAAAGCACCCCACTCCTGCTTCAGTCTTGAACCCTTTAGCCATGTTAGCCATCATTTTAGCTACGTCAAATACGATCTTGGCTTGGTCACGTGAAGTAGCAGCAGAGTATATCTCAGCTCCCATCTCATTATCGGCTGTCATGCCATACAACCCCACTGGGGATGACAATGCGCTCTTCCCGTTCCCCCTGGGTACCTCAATGTAGATACGTCTAAATCTTCTTTGGTGAGTCTCAGTCACTTTCCACCCAAAGGTGGTAGTCAGTACAAACTTCTGCCAAGGTTCTAGAAGTAAAGGCGTTCGAGCGAGTGGCCCTTTAACGTGGGGCATAAGCTGAACAAAGTCCACGATTCTATCTCCTGCGGCAGGGTCATAGTATATCGTGTCACCCTTACAGTCTCTTTCAATGTCACGGTATTGACGGCATACCGCCCGCCTAACTAGATTACATACGATTGTTTCACCTGTTTGAACTGAGTCACAGTAGGTTAAAGCCTCATAGCTATGACCTTTTTCATCAGTTATGTCCCCAAAGAACTCTCTAGCTTCAGAAGACAGGGGCTCTATGTAGTAGACGTCTATTTTGATTTTAGGAGCCATTATAGTGGTCTCCCATAAGCGTCCATTGTTGGTACTCTTTTGGTAATCTCTCTACCGAAGAACCCACGTTTAGCTACCCCATTGGGGTGAGTCAGGTCCTCTAGGCTTTTAGTACTTGGAACTGGTCTAGGCCTGCGTATTGGAGCAGGAGTAATAAGACTAGCACTGCTCTTCATTGCTTTTATCTTATCTTGGTACTCTTTTCTCTCCCTTGCTTTTATATCGTCCTGTTCCTTCCTCCTTCTCTCCGCACCTAGTATGCGTACTTCAGATCCAGTCAAGTGAACGCCAATACCATTAGGGAATATTGGGAGGCTACTGTCTAAATCTGCATCACGAACTAGAGTTCCAGTTTTCTTGCTAGTTAAGTAGTGCTCCTGTGGGTTCATAGCTACTAACACATTGTCAGCAGTTCTATGTACTACAGTCTTATAGCCCCTAGTCTTTAGTGTGTTCCTAGCCTTTGCAAAGGCGGCCTCTTCTTTGGTGTACGTCTCGGCTCTAGTAGCGACCCACTCTAGATTAGATAGCCTTACATTGAGCCTATCACCATCTTTACTGTTTACAAACTCCCACTTGTTTGGGTTTGGTAGGTGTGTCATGGCCACTAAGTCTTTCACCTTAATTATTGAGGACCCGGCTGACCCCTGGTCTGTATTGCGGTTAACCGACACTGATAGCTCATCTGAAGCTGTTGCGTAAGAAGATACAATCACCTTAAGCTCTTTCTTTGGCCCAAAAACCCTACCATCTTTATCCACTGAGTACTTTCTGTTACCGCGCACATAGAATTTTTTACCCGACATCTAGTCCTCCATATCGTCTACTAGACCGTCTAGTAGATCATCGCTGTTAAATTTCTCACCACTAGCTTCTTCTATCCACTCTGCTGCTGTCACAACCGCATCTCTATCAATATCTGCACACATTAAAGACTCTTTTAGTACATCATGCTCAACTCTTATCGCGACTAGCATGGCACAATAGAGGTCGCCATCTACATACTCATTCTCAGAAGCAAGTGATGCCTCATCTAGCTCAAACTCCTCACCCTCTGATATTGGGTATTTACTACAGTAGTACCGCCACATCTTATTCGCCTTGAGTATCTTAGCCATTAGCCTTGTAGTGTTACGCTTACGATCTTTAGCAATAACTAGGAACTGCTCAAGTAAAACACCCTTGAACATGGTCAGTCTTTCGGCGCCGAATGACCCCTTTAGGGAGTCCTCCATGTCAATGTAGTCCGCTTGACGGTGGTTTGGCTTAATAGTGGGAGCTTTGATTTTAGATTTTTTAGTCATGTGATATCCAAGTGTTTAATGGTACTAGCCCCTTCGGACAGGACTTCTCTGAGTCTTCTATGCAAGTCTCTACTGTGTTGGTGCAGGCGGTCTTCACATCCATGCGTTTAGTGTAAGTGGTTGAGTCATAAGTGTTTGTACACATAGCAGTTGCAAATACTCTAGGTGCTGCTATTTGCACACTTGACTCGGCTACTGGGGTGGAGAAGTCCCAACACATTATAGTTAGCACACTTAATATGGTAAAAAAGTCGAACACATATCTAGAGCCTATCGCCATCTTATTTTCCCCCACTCTTACGCTTAAGTCTGTCATTATATCTTGCATCAGGGTGATTAACTCCACCTTCAGTGATAGTGAATGCCCCAAAGCCATCTGATTTGACCTCATCCCCTGCACCAGGTCTCTTGTCCATCTCATCCTTGGGTATTGCTACAACACCTCGGCTCTTAGGATTCATACCATAGGCTTTCATGTTCTCAGCATGTAGTCTTGAGGCTGATTGGAATGCACTAACTTCGGGCCTTGCTTTGCCAGTGTAGTCATCAGTGTAACCATTGATCGCAATGTCACGTTGAAGCTTTCTGAACTCGCGGTAGTTAATCACTAGAGCCTCGAAAGAGTAGTAGTCCATCTCAGTACTAACACCAGCTCTAAAAACTAAGTTAGCCATCTTCTTCCACATTCTTACACCTGGCTCATCCATCCACTCCGGCGGCTCGAACTCTACTAAATCTGCTGAACTTGACATACGATTGTCCCTTCTGTCTTTACGGGTGTAAGCACCCTCGGTTTCCATTATGTCACGTTTGGGTCTGTTCTCTTTCTTTCTTCCATCAGTAGTCATCTTAGTTCTCCTCATAAGGGATACCCCCTATCGTTTGATTTCGGTTTTCTAGGAGGCTATGGGTGTCAAATATTATTCCTGGGATTCCTAGAACTGCGTTCCTACACATAAGTATAGTATTTTCTAAACAAATATCAAAGAGATTTAGTAATAAAAAAGCACATTTCTTTTCAGCTTTAATCGCAAAAAACCCCTCAACCTTTATAGAATATAGTCTCAGAGGTTTTTCAGAATAGTAACAAAAAAGTTGTTGAGAGTTTATGAGAAGTTTAAACTGGGGCTTTTGAGAGATTTATTGGAAATTTAACCATATGGTTAATAGAAAGTTTCTCTCAAAAAGCCCTATAGAACCTATGACTATTCCTTGGAGAATTTCCATAGGGCTTTCAGAAAAAATAGTTTTGTGGGGAAAAGTTTGAAAAGATATAAAGCAAAAACGTGATCGAGAGCTTTTGAGACCGGCTGAGAAAAGAATTAGTTTTGAAAAAATAAAAATTCGATCGCTCTTTTTTGCGGGAGAAAGGCCAGAAAAGTGATTTTTTGAGATTTTTATCCTTGACTTGACTTTTCTAAAACATCAAGGATTTAAATATCAAGCGGCAAATGTCAATGTCGTTGAGGCTATATTCTATAAGGGCTAGATGACTTTTGGCCTTTTGTTCACCTGATTTGAGCTTTTTAATTACTTATTTCAAGTGAGGCTATATAAACATTGACCTAGACGGCTTTTCATGTTTTGATATTTGTTGGGGCAAAGTATTATATAAGGAAGCAAGAAAAGGTCTTTAAGCTATCATGCTTTCATTAAAGGTAATATCAAAATGTAAGGAAGTCAACCACTTTTGTAAGAAAGTGTAAGTTTGTACTAAAAAAATGTAATAAAGAAGTATGTAGATTAAAGTTACTTTTCTTTCTATACTTATCTTATAACAAACAACAAAGGGGTTTTAAAATGATTTATTCTTATGTAGAATCATTGGATTCAGTAATTCAGATAGAGCGTGACCACGACCGCTTAAGATTTGATATAGATGCAACTTTTTCCGATGGCATCGTAATTGATATCTATGTAGGGTTTTAATATGATTTATAACACTATCCAAATAATAAGCGGTTCGGGTTTGGCGTCTATCTTAATACTCTTGGCTATTGAGATAATAAAAAGTAAATAAAAACTTTCTTTATCTTATAACAAACAAACGTCCTAGGGGGCACAAAATGAAAACATCACTAAAATATCAAAATGTTAATACCGGCGTTGAATCTATAACCTTTGAAGACTATGATGGGTCTCCATTTGAGTCATTCCAAGGTTTAAGGCAAAGTCTAGAAAGAAATGACATACAACTATATAGTCAAATACTTGGAAACTTTAGTTTTTATATGGCCTTTGTAGGCTCTCAAGAGGAATTACACGAATATTGGGTGTCTGACTGTATGGAAGATATTGAGGGCGGGCATATATCAATGCAAAGAGCCCATGGAGATCTATCTTTTAAAGAGTTAAAAAAGATATTAAGAGGGAGTAACTAATATCTTTTTTAATCCTTTTAAATAAAAATGCTCTTTTTAATTACTTTTAATCTATCTTTAACTTATCACTAACAAGAACAACGGCCT